GATCAGCAGGGCCGTAGCGGCAGCAGCCCCAGAGCTAAACGTGATGGTAGGCGCGGACAGGTACCCGCTTCCTTGGCTAAGAATGACGATTGAATCTACTTTTCCACCAGAAACTACAGCAGTAGCGACTGGTTCTACGCCAGTTGCCAGATCTGGAGGAGAAAAGTTAACTTCTGGAGCGAATGAGTATCCGCTGCCGCCATTTGTGACTTGGCAAGCGTAAACGCCGCCTGCGTTTGGCGTAATCGTTGCTACTGCCGTCGCTTGGGTGCCGTTTGCGTCATTAGGAGCAGAAATCGTGACGATTGGGGCTTCTGTGTACCCACTTCCGTGGTTTACGAGGTAAATAGACCCCACAGAACCTATGGCAATGACGTTATTGCCGTCCCAAGAAAACAAACCCTTGGAAGGGTCTGCAATCATCACCCGTTCGTTCTTGTACTGCGCTGTTTTAACGCCTGTTGACGAAAAAGTACCTGCTGTAGCAACGTTGCCCTTGGTGCTGGACGTAACGTCAAAGTATTCCATCCTGCCGTTGGCTTCAGCGGCAATAATGTAGTCGCTCAGACCAAGATTTACCGATTTCAGCGCAACAACAGTGTTTGCAAACGTTACTGCTGCGTTGCCACTGGTTAATACTTGAGACTGTTTGAGCAGGGTCTTGATGTTTCCAGACCCGATAGGCATGGCATTTTCAATCCAAGAGAACTCTGAGTCATCAATAGCCGTGCGGTTGGCCTTGGTGTTGATACCCTTGAAGTTCTTGATTACCGCGTAGGACTTCTTTTGCTCTTGCGCGGCCATATCAGTACGGAGTCGAGTACGGGTTTGGAATCCTGCGCGTATACACGCTGTTCAACACAGCACTAACGTGCTTGATGTACTCCTGCTTGAAAATCTCTGCCTCTCCGTAGCTCTGCTCCTGATACTTGGCTTTGTATGCCGCATAAAACTGAACAGGCTGAGTGTACGGGGCAAGGATTGTATCTACATCCGATCCCAACGACATGGGTTGCGGCATGATGACGGTATCAACTTCTACGTTGTAGCTTTGGTCTGGAACAGGCGACAGGAAGATCTGCTGCTGGCCGTATATGCTGAACGCTACGGGCCTGCCTATGTTGTTTTGCCAGTACCGCATCTCTGCATTGAACTGCGTCCACGGCAGATAGCGTAGAGGAATCCGGCTGTTACCCCACAGGATCGTAACGTTCAAAATATCCAGGGTATACGCCGCATTCGGCAATGATGAGAACGGCATAATCTCAACATTCTGGACGTAAAGAAGCGTTGCTGTTCCATTCGTAAAGTTTGTAGACGGTGGCAAAGCCTCTGTTGCAGAAGGATACGCAGGGGCATCCGATCCCAGCACACCACCAGTGATTACTTGGTAGATGAAGATGCTGCTGTATAGAAACTGGCCGGTCGTAACAGTAGCGCCAGCAGACCACAGCGTTGCTGCAGTGCCGTTAGGCGCTAGAGGAGTGTAAGTAGACTGCAGGGTACGCAGGCACCCCGTATCTCGGACAACCCGTTCCCGGGCTTCGTTGATGTAGGTAGTTAGATCTGCGTCAGTCCAGAAGTTGCTGTTTGCGTCATGGAGCAACCTGCGAACTTCTGCAATGTAAGTTGAAAGAGTAGCCATTTACTGCCCATGTCAGACACGCCTGCGCCGCTGTATAGGCAGCGCAACTACTCCATTATCTTCTACTTCCTGCGGCTTGGCTTCTGTGATGACAAACTTGCTCAGACGCTTTTCACCTTCAGGAAGATCGCCGGTGAATTTTATCCACCCGAGTCTTACAAGATAAGGCTCCTTGTTATCGTCGCCCCATCCAAATACGTTTCGCACCACCTCTACAGGAACTTCTACAGACTGCCTGGACGGGAACTGGTATAAAGTCCCCGCCCAAGTAGCCTCAAAATCACTGTAGTTCGTATTGGTTACGAACGGCATCAGGCACTCACAACGTCGCCATAAACCTTGATGTCAACGGCACCGCCAGTTACGGCAGTGTTGACGTTCACAAACAAAGCAGAAGTCGAGTTTCCAGAAACAGTGGTGTTGGCACCAAAAGCGCCGGCTACCGTCAGATCTTGCCATCTACCAACAGCAGATAGATTAGAAAGCACAACGTTAGCCACCACAGCATTTGCTGCCGCCACATTCCCGGTACTAGCAATCGAAACAGCAATGTTTGCAGCAGAGACATCAACATTCGGGTTTTGAACCGTAACCCGACGGATGATGACGCTACCGCTAGTTGCCGTATTCCCGCTGTTGCTCAACCCACCCGAAAGGATGGGGATGGCGACAACAGCATTGCCAGTGGTTGCGACTGACACCCGAGCAGAGCCAATGACGAAATCGCCAAAGTTCTCTGGGTAAAGCCGACCAACTGCATCATGACTCGCCATACAACCTCCTTACGAAGTAGCAAACGAGGATTGCGTAGCAGCAGTACCACCGTTGACAGTAATCAAAGTTGCGGTAGTGTTGGCATTTACAGCTTTAGCCGCAACGTTAACACCATCCGAAACAAAATAACCGCCAGTATTGTTGGCAACCATTGTTCCCCAACTAGAGCCGTCATACATAACGATGGTGATATTTGCCTGTGCGTTCATCTGGTAAGCACCAGCAGTAACCACCGTTCCATTACCAGTAGTAACAGCAGCGACAGTCGTAGTTTGAAGATACGCAGCCGCAGTGTTGGTAACAGCACCAGCAACAAGAATTTTATTAAGAGCAAGGGCCATTTCTGTTCTCCTTAGATGGACAGAGAGTTAAAGCCCGTGACCTTAGTCATCGCCTTCGGCTTGGTGTTCACCAGTTCGGCAATCATCAGCACAGCGCCAACATAACCGATCTGCCAGTTAGGCAGGGTGGACTCAAAGCCCGTAAACACGAACGAACCTTGCTCATGAATGTAGAGCGACAGGTAGTTGGTGTTAATGAAGTAGACAACGCCTTCCGGGCAATACGGATCGGGATAGATCGGCACGCCAGCGACCATCAGTGCGCGGAACGCAGCAGACGGGCCGTCGCCACCTTCGAAACCGCTACCGGGGGTAATAACGTACTGCTCCTGACCAACGTAGTCCTGAGCCAGCAGCGTCCAGGTGCCGAAACCGCACACACCAAACGACGGGACTTCAGCGCCGTTCTTCACGGTACCGGAGATGTACTGCAGCATGTTCTGACGGGTCGGGTTAACCGAGCCAGCCGCGTACACCTTCGAACGCCACCACGGATTAACCGAGGAAGAGCGAGTCAGGTTGCCATACGACGCCAGCGTTGTGCCATCGTCAATAGCGCCCGGCAGTCCAATGAACTGCTGAGTGTTAGTCGTGTTGTTGTACAGCGAGTAAGTCATCGCGTCCATCATCACGTTGGTCGCATCGTTCATGCGAGCTTCGATCAGAGGGATGATGGCTGCATCGTTCTGCACAGCGCCTTCCATGCCGAGGAAAGGCACGGGAGCGATCATCAGCTTGAGGTTGAACTCAGCGTTATACGCACCTTGCTGGACTGCAGGCTGTGCGAACGAACCGCTGTAGTCAGACCATTGAGCGTTGACGAACTGAGCGCCCTGAACGGGCACGGTCACAGAAGACACACCGCCCGACGCCTGTTGAGAGTTGGCGATCAAAGCCGCCATCAAAGGAGTCGAGTTGTAGATCTGGACAACGAGTTTAGGAATGAAAGCCCGGCGGGTAACGTAGGTCAGTTCTGTGTACTGAGTGCTACCGGTTGCCGGAATAATACCGCCGCCAATAGGCATAGTAATATCTCCGAGAGTTTTCTACGTTACAGACCGATAGGACGGTTCCGCTTCCGCAGGTCGTTGAGAGCCTTAGCCGCTTCATTGCGAGCAGCGGACACAGGGTTTTTCCAATACTGCGTAAGATCAAACTTCTGAATGACTTGCGGGTTGTAGCCGCTAGGAGTCGGTTTTGCCGCCTCCTTCATCCACTGATGATATTCAGCCGCAGTTTCGTGACTGGTGATGCCTTTTTCGAGCATAACCTTTTCCACTTCCTGAATATCATCTTCAGAATCGATAAGACCGCGCTTCATCAGCGATTGCCGACGACGATCTAATTCCTCTTTGGCATCTTTCTCAGCCAGCTTGGCCTCGAGTTGCTGCACGCGCTCTTCTGATTTAGAAACAGCGTGATGCGTGTAGTCTTCAATGTCCAGTTCGGGAATAGGCAGATCCGGCTTTACTTGTTTGGTCATCCGCAGAAAATCGCGCCGGGTCTTGGGATTCTCAGCAAGAGTCTGAGCCAGTGCGGCCAGTTCGTCGCGAGCATCCATAGAAAGATTTTCGAGTGACATGTCAGATTACCTTGCGGCCATCGCCGGGTTTAGAAACAGACATCTTGTTCTTGCTCAGCTTGCCCGGGCCGGTCAGACCGCCCAGAGTAGCGTAGCGAGGCGTGTTGTAAATCTGGCCGTTCATCTGATTGTTGTCAGTAGGACGGCGAGTCGTGGAAGCACCACGGGGTTTGAAAAGTTCCACCATAAACTCCTTACATCGGGGGTTGTGCGCCACCAGCAGGCGGCATACCGGGGGTAGGCGCAGCAGACATCGCCCGTCCTTCGGGAGACATACCACCTGCCTGCGGGAGAGACTGCAACATCTGAAGGATCTCAGACTGCTGTAGTTCGTTTGTTTTGTTCTTGCGTGGGCCGAGCACCGCGTTGATGGTGCGTAGCGCAGACAGAACTTTTTGACCTTCTTCCGACCCGCTGCCAAATGCAGGCAAAGACTGCTCTAGCAGATCAAGCGCCATGCTCAGGTTAATCCTGGCAGCTTCTTGGTTACCCATCTTGGGTTCGGGAGTAGACATCGGTGCCGCCGCTGGCGCGGCTTCTTCTTCTGGCATTGCGCCAGCAGATGATTCGACTTGCGGTTGTTGGCCGCGCATCATTTCCATCAGCTTGTCGGTAGGTACACTCATAGCCGCTCCATCATTAAAGCGGTTTTTACTGAGTATTTAACCGATTGTCAAGTAAGTGGGGGGCTTTCCCCGCCGCCCCCCGGAGCGGAATCCCAGAGGATTACTTGCGGCCTTTACGGCCTTTGCGAGCTTTGCGAGCCATCACGTTGGTTCTCCAAGTTGGCAAGCGGCCACTATTTCTCGGGAAAGCAGCCATACCCATTTACCCTCTCGGGTAACTTACCGGCGAGTCTTGCGACCGCGCTTTGCTTTGCGATACATAATCACTCCTAGCGGCGGGTATAGTCACGTTGACTACGTTTGTCGCCTGTGTAGTTTTTAACACTGGGGGCACGGTAAGTCAACGTAGGGCTGCTTTCACCTTTAGCTATTTGGCTTGCACTTATTCTCGGCTGATCTGCTCTGCTTACAGGGGGTTGTCCTGAATTCATCACATCACCTTCAGTTGTGGCGGCTGCTGCGAGCCGGGTTCAGGTTTTTGTTGTACTTCCTGACTTGCCTGCTGTTTGGCCTGTTGCTCGGCTTGGGCGGCTTGTGCCTGCTTGGCCTCTAGCTTTTTAAGCCTGTCCTTGAGCAGTTGCTTCATAGGCGGGTCTAGCAGATCCAACAGCGACTCTTTGTCAATCACCTGTGCTTTGAACAGATTGAACGCCAGTGCTCGCAGATCTTCCATGAAGATCGGGCTGTTAGAGTGTGCATCCACCTTCACCACATAGTCCTTGGTGAACTGCTCTGCTATGAACTTGTTGCCGTCTTCATCTGAAAAGTGAGTGTCGTCATAGGCTTGCAGACACTTCAGGTAAAGCGTAGAGAGCTTCTCTAGACTATCCTCGATCACTAGGGCACGTTTCTTGGCTCTGGACGATCCCAGACGGGCCAACTGGCTTGCGTGACCTGACGATCGCACTCCAGCCTCGCCCTTGCCCTGCAGGACGTTAACGATGCCGGACGCTTCCTCGAACATCCCGTCGATCTCGCGGATCTCGCGGAACAAGTCTTGAGGCATGACCGGAGCCAGACGCTCTACTTTCGCGTTCGGCATGTCAGTTGCCAGCAAACCGCCAGGACGGTTCAGAGCGAAGTTCTTCTCATCCAGAATGCCTACAAAGCCTGTCAGGGCTGTTGGCGGGTTTACCTGTCTGGAGAGCAGATCTAGGATCTCCGTCATCCGTTTGTTCCTGAGTTGCTGCAGGAAGATCAAACGGCCAACTTCTGATTCGCCCCAGTAGTAGTCGTACAGCGGATTGGGGCAGATCTGCACGAAGGGTAGTTCACCCTTAAGGAATACGGACTCACCGGGCCTGTCGTAGATGATGACATCGGGGTCTGCTTTCGTGACCACCTGATAGTCCTCAATCTCATCGTTCCAGACCCACAGTTCGGTCATCTCGATGGTTTCTTCTGCAACCTGGGGCTTGTAGCGGTTCACTCCGTTCAAGTCCAGATTGACGTTGCCGTACATGGTCGGATTGACCTGCGACATAATGACCCGATCCAAACCTGTAGTGGTATCAGTGGGGTCGTGCTCGGCAGCGGTGATGCGCTTGACCAGCTGATCCCGTTTGGGATGGGCATACAG